GCTTATGGCGGACACAGTACCCGGCCACCGCCTGCTTCACCTGCATGGGGGTATATTCGAATATGGGTACGCCCAGTCGCTCCGCCGTACACAGGATCACACCCCGTCCGTGGGCCACGGCGATACCTGTGGTGATGTTTTTGCTGAAAAACAGCTCCTCAACGGCGATCTCATCAGGCTTCAGTTGGGCGATCAGCGCGGTCATGTCGTTTTCGATCTGCACCAGACGTGTCGCCAGCGGCAGTCCCGCCTCGGTAGTCACAGCGCCGTATTGCAGCATTCGCACACTGCCCCGGTTCGATTCGATCAGCCCGAAGCCCACAATGGCGATGCCGGGGTCAATGCCCAGTATCCGCATAGCTGCGCCCACCTCCCAACATTTGTTCTATTATAGCAAAAAGAAAAAAAAAAACAAAAAAAACCCCGCCCGAGGAGCCGGGGGGGTTTGATAGGCTGTTATGCACGGGGGTGCGCCTTGTTATATACATCCTTTAGCTGCTTTTTGATAACGTGTGTATATATCTGCGTGGAGCTGATATCCGCGTGACCCAGCATCTCCTGAATGGACCTCAGATCGGCGCCGTTTTCCAGCAGGTGTACGGCAAAGGAATGGCGCAGGGTGTGGGGGGTGATATCCTTCTCGATGCCCGCTTTTTCCTGATAGTACTTGATGATCTTCCAAAAGCCCTGGCGACTCATGCGTTCGCCGCTCATATTCACAAACAGCGCATGCTCTTCCTCATCGGCGATGAGCCGGGGACGAATATCCCGCACATAGTCCTCCAGAGCCTTCACCGCAGCGGTGTACAGCGGCACGATGCGCTCCTTTCCCTTGCTGCGGCAGCGGATAAAGCCGGCGGACAAATTGACATCGCTGACATCCAGACCGATCAGCTCACTGACTCGAATTCCGGTGGCATACAGCAGCTCCAGCATAGCGTGGTCACGGAATCCCTTTTCGTCCACGCATTTGGGCTGCTCCAGAAACAGCTCTACCTCCCGGTTGGTGAGGATCTCCGGATACTTCCTCTCCACCTTCATGGCCACCACGCTCTTGGCCGGGTTGCTCTTCACAGCGCCGCACTGCATCATATAGGCATAAAATGACTTGATCGACGCTGTGGACCGCGTGACTGTGGCGGGGCTTTTGCCGCTGTGGGTCATATGCAGCAGATACTCATTGATCGTCTCTTTCTTCACCTTCCGCATATCCGTTACGCCCACGGAAAGCAGCCAGCTGTGAAACTGGGTCAGGTCACGTATATAGGAGCTGAGGGTATTGGCGGAGGCGTGCGTCTCCTCCGTCAGATAGGAGCGGCGTGGCGCGGCGTGGAATGGCACGGCAGGCACGGCATGGTATGGCAAGCTGTGGCAAGGTCAGCATTGGCTAGGCAAGCGAAAATTCAACTTATCTCGAAAGAAAGGAGGAAATTTAATGGTTTTTCAGTGGAAACAGGGAGCACACATAAAGGCAGATGCACAGCAGGCAGGCGTTCTTTGCTCAAGGCTGGAAGCCGAAGGCCGGCTAACAGCAAAGGCCCTTTTGGACGAATGCCGTGACGAGAATTCACCCTTACATAACGAGTTTGAGTGGAACGACGGCATTGCTGCCGAAAAGTATCGTGAAAATCAGGCACGGCACATCATTAACTGCTTGGTTACGGTGCATGAATCAGCTTCGCCGACTCGGAGTTTTTTCAACGTTGAGTACAAAACGGCGGAGTACAGATCTGTCACCGCAATTATGCAAGATGCTGACGGACGAGATCAGCTTTTATCGCTGGCACTACGCGAACTCGATGCGTTCAAGCGGAAATTCAACTCACTGTCAGAACTGGCTGCGGTATTTGCGGCCATCGAAGAAATTCAGGAAAAGAGGTCTGCATGAGTAGCGAAAAAAGAAACGGGGCCGCTCCGCTGGCACGGAAACAGCCCCAGGCACAAAGACCCACTTCGATCATAGCAGCGAAAAATCGCATCGTCAAGGAGGAATGCTCATGCCGAACAGCCTGAAAGAGCTGCGGCTGAAAACAAAAACGCCCGCAAAAGACATGGTTGCCGTTGTGCAGACCATTTACCCCAAGTACGACATGACGAGCCAGAGCAAGTGCGAGAACAGCGACGCCTACGGGATTTGCCTGACGCAGAAAGCCATGAAAGCCCTCTACGCCAAGTTTGACCCAGACGGCAGCATTCGCAAGCACCTCCGCACAGCCGATCAGCACCGGCTCAAGGATAAGCTCCACGCCAGAATCACCGCCGACGAGGCTTCCCAGCTCCGAGCGCACCTTGCCGCTGATGGCTACGACACCGTGCAGGACTGGCTCACAGACGTTGTACGCGATTACATCAAGAAAGGAGAATCCGAATGAAAGGCGTTGTCGTGACAACGAATCATGAGGTTCGCGTTGAGGATTTCAGCGATCCCCTCTACAAAACCGTTGGCTCTGCCGTTGGTGGCTACATCGAGCACGTTCACCCGATGCGTCTTGCCCGGCCGCTTTGCATGATCGTCAACGAAGAAGGACGGCTGCTGGATCTTCCATTAAATCATATTGGCTCTTTCTTCTATGGCACAGACCAGCACGGCGAGCCGATCGTCGGCAACATCGTGGTCATGAAAGACGGCTACCGCAACGGCGAACCGGACATTGTCGGCCTCGACGATTCGGAGGTCGAGCAAGTCAAATATACAATTTCCACACTGATAAGCATGATGAATTTACAGCCGAAAGGAGACAACACATGATCGTAAACGTTCATTACATCGACGAGAAGACCGGCACCATCCGCAGCAGCGGCACTTACAGCTACCGCTGCAGTGTCCCGAACGCCCACGTCGGAATGGAGGTTATCGCCCCCACCGCCAAGCGTGAGGCCCGCGCCGTGATCTGCGAGATCGACGTCCCGGAAAGCCGCATCGATGAGCGGATTTTGCCGCTCCTGAAAGAGATCACGCAGGAGGCGCCCTCTGATGGAGAATAACCTGATCGTCGTAAAACAGCTTCCGATCATCGAAGACCAGCTTCGGCAGGTCAAGGCTTCTGTTGATGAGCGCGTTGCACAGGTGCTGGCGCTGGCCTGCACCGAAGCTACCTACAAGGACGTCAAGAAAGCCCGCGCCGAGCTGAACAAAGAGTTTCAGGATCTGGAAGCTCGCCGCCGTGAAGTCAAAAAGGCCATCCTTGCCCCGTATGAGGCCTTTGAAAAGCTCTACAAGGAATGTGCGGCCGACGCTTTTACCAAGGCAGATGCTGAGCTGAAAGTCAAGATCACTTCCGTTGAGAACGGCATCAAAGGCGCGAAGCGTGACGAAATCGTCGCGTTCTACAACGAATACCGCGCGAGCTTGAATATCCCCGAAGACATCGCGCCGTTTGAGCGCTGCGGCATCAATATCACGATGTCCGATTCTCTTAGAAAGCTGCAAGGACAGGCTTCCTTGTTCTTGCAGAATGTTTCAAACGATCTGCGGATGATTGAAACACTGGAGCACAAGGATGAGATCTTGGTCGAGTACCGCAAATCGCTTCCCGCACCGGAAGCAGCCCTGATCGTTGACCGGCGTCACAAAGAGATGGAAGAAGCCGCAAATCAGCCGGCGAACAACATCAACTATGATGTGGAGCGCAATATGGCAGAGTTTCTGTACTTTGTGAACGATTGCTTGAAGCGCGGCATTCCGACGGCGATCCTCGACAATGCCTACACGAACGGCGGCGAATTGCAGCTTCTGCGCGTGCTCAATAAGCAGGGTATTTTGATGAAGCTTGCAGGTTATGCAGGCTGGAACACCTCTGCAAACTCCATGGGCACGGTGCTCGCGATGATTGTGAACAATATGTACCAGAATAATACCGAAGCGAAGCAGAACTTCCTTGTGGAGCGCTTTATCGAGGACTTCGGCTACGGTGCGGTCGTGCGCAGCTACGTGACGGAGCACATTCTGCCGCAGTGGGGCATGACGTACTTCTGGTGCGAAGAGCAGCGCGGCAAGGCGGCCAACGCCGTTTTGGAGGAGCTGCGCAAGTTTGTAAAGACGGAAATGACGTCCGTTGCGGACAAAGTAACCGTGGAAGATATTTTCCTGCCGTGGAGCCGTATGTTTGAAATCGGGCTCAAGGCAACGTACAAAGCGGACTAAGATAGAGATACAGGATGTTTTCAAAAACGAAAGGACGCGTTTTTATGACAAATCAGGAAATTTTAAACCAGATTCACCGCGGCGTAATTGTCTCTTGCCAGGCGCTGCCGGATGAGCCGCTTTACGGCTACCACTTTATGGGCCACCTTGCATTTGCCGCAAAAGAGGGCGGTGCTGTGGGTATTCGTGCCAATACCTGCGAGGATATTGTGGACATCAAAAAGGAAGTTGACCTGCCGGTCATCGGCATTATCAAGAGCGTATATGACGACAGTGATGTATATATCACGCCGACGATGAAGGAGATCGATGCA